ATAATTCAACATATTCACCAGAATTTATTTCACTAGACATAATAAATATATAAATATATAAAATATAAAAAAATAAAATATAAATCTAAAAAGATAAAGAATTAGAAACATCTTGAACGTCACTTGATGTAGGTATTCCACTAGTTAATTTACTTGCTTGTCCTCCATCGCTACCAATATTTAAAGGATTACCTCCACTCAATACACCTCCTACCGCTTTTGGTTTAGGTGGTGAAGGAGTATCAGGTTCAAAAATATCAACTAAACTTTTAATACCTTCGTAAATACCAGTTCCAATTAACGCTACCTCGCCTACTACAGGAACAGCCCCTAATGCCAAATCAACACCTAATGAAGCTCCTTCTTCCGCTGTATCTGTTACTGCTTCTTCCCCTACTGTTTTTGCTTCTGTGCTTTCTACATCTTCATCATCAACATCAGCATCTTCTGAACCTTTTTTAACTGAACCATCACTATATTTAGTAACAGTTTTAAAAACACTTTGTGCCATTTGTCTAATATTAGCACCTCTTGATGCAATTCTACTAGCAATACTTGAAGCGTATTGATTCAATGCCCCTTCTGTTGCTCCTATATCAGTTCCTATATCTTCTGTGCCTACTCTCGCTCCTACGCTGTCTTCATCACCGCCTATTAATTCACTTTCTTTTCCTATATCTGAGGTTTCATCTTGGTCTTCTTCTTCTGTTTCAATTTTCCTTTTTGGAAATTGTAAAGGTTCTTCCCCTCTAGCAATTCTACTTTTATTTAATATTTCTAAAGCTTTAAATCCAGCAGATTGTGCTTGTTCTGATGCTTGTCCTATTGCTTCTTCACTTATTAGTGATTCACCTTCTCCTTCTTCACCTAATGTTGATTTAAGTTTATTTAAAGCTCCTTGAGGGTCGAAATCATCTAAATCATCAAATTCTCCTTCATCTTCTCCTTCTCCTCCTTGTGTTTTTTCAACATCAACATCATCATCAACTGTATCAGGTGTTGTTTCTGTTTCGTCTTGGTCTCCTTCTTCTTCTGTGTTACCTTTTGAATTTGAAGGAATTTTATTATCTGTATCTTCTAAATCATCATCTAAATCTTGTTCTTCTTCTTTTTTTCCAGTTACCTTTTCTTTTAAATCTTCTGCTTTCTTTTTTAAATCTTTTCCTTTTTTATAAATATCATTCAATTTTTTATATCCACCAGTTACCCCTTTATATAATCCTTTAACACCTAATAAACCTCCTAAAGCTTCTCCAGCAACTTGTCCTTCTTCTAACGCCTTTGCGTGTGCTTGGTCGAATTCTGCTCTCCACTTTAAAGATAATTGATTATTTAAACTTGAACTCATGTCTTCCATACCTTCAATTTGTTTATCTGTGTAGTTATCCATAAAATCCTTTACAGAATCAGCATTAGTAGAATAAAATTCAGACATAATATTAAATATATAATATATTAATAAATAAAAATATTATAAAAATATTAAAAATAAAAAAAATTTGTTCTAGTTAAAAATTATTGAAACATTGAATCAAAAGGATTATCAGATTGTTGTAAAATATTAATTTTAGGTTGTTCTACTTTCTTTTGTTGTTTTTCTGATATTTTTTCTAATTGTTCCATTTCAAATTTCTTTCTGTATTTTGCTTCTAATGCTTCTTCTCTTTTTCTTTCTTCTTCTAATTTCTTTTGTTTTTGTATTTCCATCTTCTTCATTAATCTTTCAAATTTATCCATATTTTTTAACCAAGAATCAAATTCGTTTTTTTCCATATCTGCTAATTCTTCTTCTGTTGGTTCAATGAATTCTTGTTTATTATCTGTTTTCATTATATCTTCTTTCACTTTATCAATTTTCTTTTTTGCTCTTTTTAATCTCATATTTTCTAAATGTTTTCTTTGTTTTTCTGATAATTCTTTTTTTGGTTTAATCTTTTCAACTTTCTTATCTTCTCTTATAATTTTTTGATTTAATTCCTTTTGTTCTGATGGAGGTTGTGGTTTGTATGCTTTTCTTGTAGGTTCAACTAAAAAAGGATTTATTTTTTTTGGTTCATCAACTAGAAAAGGATTTTCTTTTTGTGGTTCAACAATTTCTAATTCACTATTAACAATATCTAAATCCGGTTTAATATCTTCTGAAACGGTGTCAATATCAAAGGTAGGGAAAGCGATCGGCATTTTTTTAATATATAAAATAGAAATATATTTTTTTCTATTTTTTTCTCTAAAAAATATTTAAAAATTCTTTTATAAAAAACATAAATTAAAAAATAGAATACTAAATAGCATCAAAACTGCATTCAATCAAATTTAACTATAATTTCACCTGTAATAATTTCTAGTCCTTGTTGTTTTTCTCCTTTCCAATGTGGTATTTTGTCCTTCTTTCTTCTTTGTTTTAAATATTTCTGATAATACATTTTTTGATATTCTTGAATTTTTTGTTTATTTTTTTCATAATAATTTTTTCTATATATTTTAGCTTCTTCCATTTATATTATGTATATATTTTATTTTCTTTCTTTATTCCTTTTTGTTCGTTCTTCTTCTTCTGTTTTTGTATGTGGTCTAGTGTGAGTTGGTATAGGTTGTGTATTCATTGGAAGACTTCTAATAGGTTTTTCAATTTTATAAATTATAGTTGAATGACTATCTAAAAATGGTCTATCTCCATTTGGTAATCGTATATCAGTTGTAATATCAGTTATTGTAAAATCTTTTGTAGCTGTGAAAGTAAATCCTTTTTCAGATTGATAAAAAAAATCAGATTCATTATTTTCTCTAGTCAAAAAACTCATACAAGGTAATTTACTTTGATTATCATCACCTCCTATGTATATTGTATCTGTTCCTTCTGAAACTAAACTAGAATTAATTGTTAAATAAGAAAAATCAAATTTACTTGGTAATTTATTTCCTGTAATTTCTCCTTGTATTACATCAACAGTTATAGGGTCTAATAATATATCACCTCCTAAATCAAATAAAGGGGCGTTTTCACGATTAACACTAAAAGTCTGTGTAATTTCAGTTGTTAATTTTGCACCAGTAGTAAGGGGTTTAATTACATTTTGTATAGAGTCTAAATAAGTTGTATCTTTATTAATAAATAAAGATGTATTTCTAAAGAAAGCGTTTATATCTCCAAAAGTAGGAAATAAAGTTGTATATTCAAAACCCATTTTATCAAATAAACAGTTATGATATTTATAATGATTATCATTAAAATAATTTGTAGGGTCAATAACTGTTCTATTTTCATTTTCATCAAATAAAATTAATTTTTCTAAACATATTCCACTTTGAGAATCCATAATAGTTCCTTCTTTTTGAATAGCATCTTTAAACTGTGTAATAAATTCAATTAAAGGAGGTGACCCTTCACCAGTATCAGGGTCATACCCAGTAGGATTTGTTCCTTTTTCCTTTTGTCTAGATGGTAAAACTTGGTTAGTCCTTCCTAATACTACTACTTCTTGTTCCGGATTATCACTAGGATTAAATTCTAAAGCATCATCAGTTGTTAAACCGTTACCAATAAATGTAGGAGTATTTAATCCACTTATAGCAAATCTACTAAAATCAGTATCAAAATTTATTTTTGGATTAACGGAACCTAGATTAATATAATTTAAAAAATTGTTTTTATCTATAGGACTTCCATTAAATTGATTATTTATCATACAAACTGCTTTATTCCTTGTAAAAGAAGGGTCAAAACCTATCATACTTCCATATTTAAAATTACTAGCATCAGATACCCAGTGGTCGCCTTCACCGCTAAATTGTGTTACTTTATCAAAAGTAGTCGTGGCAGGGTCTCCATAATTAGCCCCTATAATAAAAGCTACAAAAGGCGGTAATTGATTTTCACCAGTAAAATTAACATCATACCATTCACCATTTTGTGTAATTTGTGAAGGATTAAAAGGAGGATTAACAGGAATAACTGCTATATCAAATTCTTTAGCCATATCATTCATATCTTCAATAGTAATAAATCCTTCATCAGTCATGTATCCTTCACCAAAAACTTGTCTAATATCTGTTCCATTTGAATTAAAATGAGGGTCATTATCTAATGATTGAAAACTTCCTAAATATCTTATATCATTATCAAGGTTTATTACATCACCTGTTGAATCAATTGAATTTTTAAATCTGTATTTTTCATTCCATCTACTTTTAATCCATAAATTAGATAAATCTTGTCCTTGATTAGTTACATTTTTTAAATCTCTTTGAAAACCTTTTAAATTATTTAAATGTCCTTCATCAGTAGAAATTATACAGAAATTACTTGCAATTGCTTCATCTAAAGTTGCAAATTTTTTTCTTTGTCCTGTAAAAACTGTTCCATCTTCTGTTTCTGTGTATTGACCTTGTGTGCTTGTTTCATCATCATATATTCCAATATCTAAATTTACTGATAGAAAATTTTTAAAATTATCAGAAGTAGTATCAACTTTTTGTGATAAATCACCCATGTACTTTTCACATTTTTTCATATTGGCTAATCTTTGTAAATTTCTTCTAGTATATCTAATATTAGTAACAATTAATTCTCCTCTTGTTAAAGTATTGTGATTATTTGTCCCTATAACCCTTGGTGTATGTATCACTGAAACGTGTGGTCCAAATTCTCCAACACCTTGTCTTGTAAAATCACCAAAATCATTAATACCTCCTATCCTATCACCTCTAGCAATAGCAATATCATTATTTTCATCAAAATAAGTAGAATTTACAGCAAATTGTTTAAAAGCTGGAACTAAACCAACCCATCTCTCAGGTTCTTTCCAAGCAATACTACTATAAAATTGTTGTCTTCTGCCAACAAAAGAAGATGTTTTTTCATTATTCTTTCCATTATTTATCCAATTACAAGAATGTGGTTGAAAAGTTTGACTAGCGATAATATTTGGATTTCCATTAAATATAAAATTATCATTTACTTCATGGAAAAATTCAAAAGTATCTACATCTAAAAATGTTCCATTATTAAAATTTTCATTTAATTTTTCAGGTTTTCCTAATTGCTGTGTTAATAAATTAGCAACATTACTAGGTGTTGAAAATCCAGTAGGAACATTTAATTTAATTTCACTTGTTCTCAATAAGGGTTGTGATTGTATTTTATTAATATCAAAATCATCTGTTATAGGGTCATACGGTTGTCCGTTATTTACTTGTGAATCATTAAAAAAAGCTAATCCAGTAAATCCAACTTGTAATGGAAAGTATCTTTCACCATCAAAACTTCTTATATCACTACTTTCATAATTAGGCATTAAAACAAAATCAACTTCATATATTTGAGGTGTAGCACCCCCTGTAACAGGTAAAGTAATTCTGCTTTTACCAGTTGCACTTTGACCGCTAAATATTTTATCTCCTAATGATTGAATTGAAAAAGTTTCTATAACATTTGGGATAGTTCCTATTGTAATTGTCGATTCAATTTTAATTGACATTGTAGTTCCAACAGCACTAGTATCGTCTGTTGTAACAGTTATTACATCTCCTTCTTTATATCCTGTATTTGGTTGATTTGCTAATCCGCCTCCTCTTTGTAATAAAGACATACTAAACACTTTAAAAGAATTAGCCATAATATCTTGATTGTCATAATCTGCTGTTCCATCATATTGCATTGTTGTTGAATCTAAAGTTCCAAAGAAAGTTTCACCTAAACTCCTATCTCCAATCATATTTTTATATCTAGTTTCTGTATAAGGTAATAATATATCACTAGATACATAAGTATTACTAAAATTATCGGTGTTAAATGCTAAAACTCTTAAATCACCTACACCCCTAAATGTTTTATGATAAAATAAAGGCATATTACCAGTATTTTTACCAGTATGATTAATATAATAAGAAACTTCTAAATTCAATTTATTATCTACAATTTTATTTTCATTATTTTTTCCTGTAAATTCCATTACATCAACATTAGCCCCTACACTATTAACTATTGTTTCTTCAATATTTAAAACATCACCAGCATTAATAACAATACCACTATTAGAAACTTGATTAGTCCATTTATTTTTAAAAACATCATTTTTTCCACTATCAAAAGATTTATCAATTGCTCTATCTCTGTTACATTCTAATAAAATAAATTTAGACATTTCAATATATAATAATAAAAAATATAAAAAAAACAAAAAAAAATAACTAGATAAAAAAAATTAATCTCAGGCACTGACTAAGACTGTTCCGTTTTTTAATTTCATAACTCTTTCAACATTACTGTATATTCTCATTTCAATTGCTGTATTATCATCTTGTGTATTTTTTCTGTTATACTGTAAAAGAATTGGTTTAACACCTATCTTTTTACCATTACCTAACTGATTATTAACAGAAGTTTTTAAATCAACACCAATAAAGTGAGAAGTTCTTTCTAACTGATTAGCAACAATAGATGTATTGAATGTGGAAGGAAGAACAAAGGTATTTATACCTCCAATATAAACTGATTTCTGATTTCTTGCTCCATCAGCACTACCTTTGTTACCATCAGCGTTATTAGAGTATAACTGAGAAGGAACATATAATGGTTTATTTAAAACTTTTGAAAGTTCATCATATTTTCTACCAGGAGACTGAATATTTCTATCATAATATCTATTATCATTAATTCTAAAATTGTAATCATCATCAGCAGTAGAACAAGAACTAAAGTATTTACCTAGAAGATTATGAGAAGTTCCAGTATGTTTCTGAGTAATCATAATATCACGAACCGTTTTACCACTAACAGCAATCTGTCTTTCAACAGAAGAAGTAGTAATAGCTGGTGCTGTAGGATTGGCAGCCGTAGCAATCTGAGTATTAGTTAAAACTAAATCTTCATAAAGAATATTTAATCCATCTTGACTCTGTATTTCTGCTAGTGTCTGATTCATTATTTCATCTGGATAATATAGATGATCGGAATAAAATTTAATATTGGCTAAACTAGGTGTAACAGTAACATTAGCTGGTATCGCACCTCCGCCATTTATATTACCAAAACAGCACATATTACCGTATGTATTACCAGCAATTGTTCCGTGTGTTTGAGAATTAAACTGAATACGAAGATATACATGCTCTTTAATAGCAAATAGTGGAAGTTGCATACTTTTCATCATAGGAATTAAAGTAGATAATCTAACAGAGAAAACAGGTGTAGTGCTATCATCAGCGGTAGGACGAATAAATGTAGGTGTAACTAATCTACCTGTATTATCATTTGCTTCTACTACCGTTTGTAAATCTTTAGGACAAATACGACCTGAACCAATACTACCAAATCTATCAAGACTATTACCGCTTTTCACTTGATCTACATACGCTCTGTGTTCCGGTGTTTCAAATTGTCTCATCATATTTTGATAGTGTCCGTAATCTTCAGTAGAAGAAATCACTTTACCTCCTATAGTAAGTTGCACACTACGAATCATACCGTGAATGCCAGCACTCATAGGTAAAAAGGCGTTAGAAACACCAAACCCATCAACTAAACTAGCAGGCACAGTCATTGCTAAAGAAACAAAACTTCCTCCATCTAAAATACCATTTTTAGGAATCTGAAAAACAACTTCAGATACACTAGAAGAAATAGGGTCTAACACTTCAGTTTTAATTTCCATATTATCAACAGTTGGAAGAACATTATTTTTAACATTAAGAATATCAGGAACAGACATTATTTTATAATATTTATAAATATATTAATTATAAATATTTTTTTAATAAAAAAATAAATAAATTAAAAAAAAAAACTAAAAACTAAAATAAAAAATTATTTAACTAGATACAAGAATTCCTTGTGGTGAATATTGAAGAACATTTTTAGATAGAACATAAGTAAATATACTATTTGGAGAATTACCATCTAAAGTAGATTGAATTCTAGTAGCATAAGAAGAACCTTTAAAGTTCATACCAACATCAGATACTCTATCAAGAGCTAAACCAATAATAAAGTTTCTCACACCAACATCAATTTCCTGTGCGGTTTGTCGGCCCGAATCCGGGTTGAATCCTGTAATAGCACTTCCATTACGAACAGTATCTAAAGAAGGAATTAAATCTCTTCCACCGAATCCATCCATCTGAGGTTGATTAAGAAATTTAGTTGATTTAGAATATGCTTTGAAAGCATTAAGAGCATTAATATTAAGTTGTGTTTCAGGTCTAGACTGAAGAGATTGAGTTTGCATATCTAGTTCATAATCTAAAGCAAGTTTCATACCAGCACGACTAAAAGAAACTTTATTTAATGTAACAGCCTGATTGTAAGCACCGGCACCATCTGTATTGAGTAATTCACCGTTAGCGAAAGAATCTTGAGCGTAATTATTACTGTGAGACACAGGAAGGAAAGAATGAATAATACTTAAAACATTACTATTTGCTAAATTGTAAGTCTGAGTAGCATCACTAGAATTAATAACAGAGTATAAAGAAGAATAACTATTATACTGAAAGGCACCTGACCCAGGCACAGATAATTGAGCCATACCTTTTTCATCAGGGATTAAGTAATCTCCACTTAAACTAACATTACTAATTTCATAAAAGGCACCGGCACCGTCCCCAGCATTGGCACCGAATAGGGCTTGATTATCAGAAGCTAATTCTAAGTTAATAACTAAACCATTTACGCCGTTACTTGAAAGTGGTATTGGATTACCCCCTTGGAACATACCACAGTAAAGAGGAATACTAAAATCAACATCATTACAAGCAAGATTAGCGGTAGATTCACTTCTAGCAGTCATCAAAGATGTAACAGATTTGTGATTAGCGAAATCATCAGGCGAATGAGTATTTGAAAGAATATGATTAACTAATCTTCCATATTGTCTAACAGATTCTAAAGTTTGATTAGTAGCTTCAGAACTAATATTAACATTTTGTATAAATCCATTTACACCGATTCTAGAATTCATTTTAACATCCACCGCTCCAGCTCCTTTTAAATTATTTGGATCCACTAAACCACCAGCAGCCGTATTAATACGGAGACGACCGTTGATTCTAACAGAAGAAGGACGAAGCAGTTTAGCTTGACTTGGAACACTTATAGAAATTATAGGATTACCACCTCTAAAAGAATATGTGTTATTATTAGGTTGATTGTTAGGTAACACCTCAAATTTTTCAACATCTACAACATTAAAACTCATAATTTTATAATATTTATAAATATATTAATTATAAATATTTTTTTAATAAAAAAATTAATAAATTAAAAATAAAAAAACTAATACTAAAGTTTTTTAAGTAATAACTAAAACACCATCTTTATTAATAACAATTCTTTTCATACCATAAACATAATTATTAAATAGTTTTGAAACACTAGCAGTATCTGAGTAATCAACACGAAGAGAAAGAGTTTGTTTGCTTAAATCCATAACTTGACCGTATTTAGTTAAACCTCTTGCGATACTAAAATGTTCAGGTATTCTTTGAAGACTAAGGACCTTTTCATTTACATTGTTAATTGCTTTCTGTAATTCTGAACTGTGTAATGCTTCAGTTTTTGCTCTGTTACCAGTTTGAGAATATCTTTCTAAAGGAGCAAGACGAGTAGGATAATGATTAGTTCCGTGTATCCATTCATAATTTCTAGCATTATCAGCAATACCTTGGAAAGAAGAACCTGCTAAACTTCTAAAAGAACCCACAGATAAAGGTTGTGAGAAAAGAGATTTAGCTCTAGTCATTCTAGTAGGGATTAAAATCTGTTGGAGACCAACAACATTATTTTGATTATGTCTAAATAAATCATAACTGAGAATATCCATCTGAACTCCTTTTTCACCCATAACCGCTTTCATCATTGCTTCAACATACTGACTAGGAGGCGATAGTTGTTCTACAATCATTTCAATATCAGCCATTCTATAAGATGGAGCAGGAATATTAAGAGTTCCAACATTACTTCCAACATCAGCTACACCAATTCTACCATTCTGTGCAACTTGTCTATCAGCAATTTTAATATA